GCTAATACACAAATGCGTAGTGCTGTTTTAGGTCAAGCAAGAGATATTAATGAATTTCTTGATGTTTTAGATAGAATACCTAAAACTATTGATAATTTAAAGAAAGCTGAGGCTACTTTAGAAAGAGAACAAGAAGCTTTAGCTAAAGGACGTAAAGGAAGAGGTCTCAATAAATTTGAAATGCCTAATTAATGATTAGTGTAAATACACAATATTTTAGAGAAGCTGCTCTTTATTACGAAAAGTATAAAAGATACTCTGATGGTGTTTATGATAGTTATGAATATCATGAATACTGGGATAGAGAAAGAGAAAGAGTACTAAATGGTTATGAGGTTTCTGGTATGCGAATTACTGGAGATCATTACTGGTATTTAAATTATAGTCCTATTATGAAAGTCCAGAAAGTAGATTTAGAAGCTACTTATGGAACTATCTTTAAAGATAAAGTTAAAAGTAATAGAGTTCGTGGTGAACGTCTCGCAGGATTTCCTGATTTTTGGGATGAAGATTATAATGTTTGGAATGAAATAGAGTTAGCAGAAATTAATGGTCAACATTTTATATGGTTGAAACCTCGCGGTGTTGGTGCTTCATTTAAAGGAGCAAGTAAAGCTGCAAAAAATTTCTTTTTATATCCTAGTAGTAAATCTTATATGGTAGCTTATACTACTGAATTTTTACTAGGTGATGGTTTATTTACTAAGTTTCTGTCTTATAGAAGCTTTATTAATAGTCAGCACCCAGATGAGCGTAGATATTTAACTGCGTTTGGTAAGCCTTCTGACTATAAAAAAGATATTAATGATATGCACTTTAGAGCCTCCACTAATGTAGATAGTGAGGAAAGAGGGTATATGAGTGAAGTAATGGGAGTAAGTTATAAAGATGATATTGATAAGGTTCGTGGTAAACGAGGTAGATTAGTTCTTTTTGAAGAATATGGTGCTGCTCCTCAAGCAGATACAGTATTTAATGTAATGCGCTCTTCTATGGAACAGGGTGGTGTTACTTATGGTCTTATCTGGGCATTTGGTACTGGTGGTTCTAATTCTGCTAAATTTGGTGCTATGGAGAAAATGTTTTATGCTCCTGAAGCGTATAATGTTAGAGCTTATAATAATGATTATGATGAAGGTTTAAAAGGAACTACCTGTGCTTATTTTACTCCTGCTTATAGAAATGTAGAGTTTAAAGATCTTAACGGTAACAGTTTAGAAAAAGAAGCTAAACAACACTTTGATAAAGAAAGAGAATCTGCTTCTAAATCACCTGACGGTAATGCATTAATTCAAATTAAATCAGAACATCCATACGTACCACAAGAAGCTATTCTAAAAAATACTCATACTGTTTTACCTGCAAACGAAGCATTAGAATGGTACCATCGTGTAATTAATCTTGGTTTACATAAACTAGGAGTACCAGGAATTATTACAAATGTTAATGGGAAATACGAGTTTAGTTATAGTGATAAAGTAAAACCTATAGATAAGTATCCTCATAATATTAAAGAAAATCTTGATGGTTGTGTTGTTCAATATACTGCTCCTTTTAAAGTAAATGGTAGAGTTCCTGATGATCTTTATATTATTGCACATGATCCATACGCTTTTGATAGTAGTACAGATAGTGAGTCTATTGGTGCTGCTTATGTTTATATGCAACCTAATAAATTAATACCACCTGGAGATAGAATTGTTGCTACTTATTTTGGTAGACCAAAAACAACAGATGATTACAATAAAGTATTATTTGACTTAGCTAGATATTATAATGCTAAAATAGGATTTGAAAATGATCGTGGTGATGTTATTGGATACGCAAAGAGGTTTAAACTATTGGATTGGCTATCTGATGAATTTGAGTTAGCTTTCGATGCTGACATTCCAAGAAGCAAAGTGAGACGTCAGTTTGGTATGCATATTGGTAGTGGTAAAGAAAACCTACGTATGCATAAAGGTAATAAATATCTCAATGACTGGTTAATTACTCCAAGAGGTGCTGATGAAAACGGTAATTCAATTTTAAACATTCATACCATAAGATGTCCATCTACTTTACAAGAAATACATCAATATCGTGTAGAGGGTGGTAACTTTGACCGAATTTCTGCACTCCGTATTTTGGCCTATTATCAGAAAGAACTGGCTTATAAAGATATAAGTCCTAGTTCTCATAATTCACAAGAACCTTCTAACTTCTTTAATAGACGGCATTTTAGATAATTATGATTAGAGTTCATAGTAGACCAAAACAACGTGTACCTAAATCAGAAAAAACAGCTGATTGGTATGAAGAAAATGGTAAGTATTATCGTGATGCTTGTCAACCTGCAATAGATGAAGCAGAAGCATTAAAGAATTACAGATTAGCTAATGGAGAATTAGACGAAAAGGATTATTTATATGTAACTAATCCTATTAACTCTAAACGCTGGGAATTACAAGGCTATCCAGCTAAAATGCGTAATTATGATATTATAAGTCCTAATGTCAACACATTAATGGGTGAAAAATCTAAACGTAGATTTACACCTATTGTTTATGCTAGAAATCATAATTACACTAGCGATCAAGCAAGATATTATAAACAACTAATGACTGAACATCTTCAACAGATGTTTGTAAATAATTCTGTTGCAATGGGTGTTCCATTGGAAGAAGAAGAAATTGTATATAAATTTGATGAAATTGCTAGAAAAGTAAAGAACCTTCCTGATGAAGTAACTAAACAAGGTCAAGCAGCGTTAGAGTTTATAATGGACTATAATGATTTGTTTAGACATTTTAGAAAAGGATTTTATGATTTTATTGTAAATGCAATGACCTATTATTATAATGACGTTATTAATAATAGGACACATTTTGAAATTGTAAGTCCAGTTAATATTAATTATTTATGCAGTCCTCATCATGACTTTATTGAAGACGGTGAATCAGTTAAATGTACTCATAAATTAAGTGTAAGCGAAATTTATGATCGCTTTCAAGGAGTAGAAGGTTTTAATAAACAAGAACTACAAGATTTTCTAGAACGTCAATCTGGAGGACAAAACGTTGGAAGAAGTGATAGTTATTATTATGCTTCTAGTGATGTCTTTGCACAACAGTCTCAATTATACAGAAATGTATTTGGTACTCTTCCGGAAGAACAATATAGTGATGGTATAGAAGTAGATCATATCTTATGGCGTAGTTCTATTAAAGTAGGTAAAATTACAACTACTGATATTTTTGGTAATGTTGATTATATTTACGTAGATGAAACATTTAAAGATAGAGGAGAGTTTGAAATCGAGTGGCGTTGGGTAGATGAAATTTGTGAAGTATATTGTATTGGAGATAATTATTATATAGGAGGACGTCCTATTCCAATTCAACGCGGAGAATATAATAATCCTGGTAAAGCTAAGTTATTATACAATGGACGTAATTTCTTTTCACGTCACACACGTCCTAGATCAATAGTAACTAAAGGAGATGCGTTTCAAAAATCTGTTAATACTGTAAAATATCGTGCAGAAGAAAGTTTGTTAAAGTCTCTTGATAAGATTATTCTTTTTCCTCTTGGTTTAATTCCTAAAAAAGAAGGATGGGATGAAGATAAGTTAATGTATTATGTAAGAGCATTTAGTTTCTTGTTTTTTGATGATACAAGATCAAACGCTTCTGCAATGGTTCAAGCTTTAAAGGAACTCGACCTTAGTATGAGTGAGCATATTACTCGTTCTTTTGAGCTAGTTGCAGCAATTAAAGCAGAGTACGATGAGTTATGTGGTATTAATCGTCAACGTAAGGGAAACTTTATGGCTAGTGACGGAAAAGCCACAAGTCAATTTGCTCTACAAACAGGTTATGTAGTTAGTGAAGAACTGTTCTTACAATTTGAAGAACTGGAACAGAGAGCATATACCGGATTAATTGAACTATCTAAATTTGCTTTTAGTGATGGTATTTATGCACAGTATATGCGTCCAGATGGCGCTAAAGCAATTTTAGATTTACTTAATCCTTCTACTTACGTAAATACAGATTTTGGAGTATTTGTACGTAACGGAGGAGAAGAATTAGAGAAACTTAATTTAATGAAAGAACAAATACATCCACTAGTACAGAATGGTGGTGATGCTAAATCTATTGCTAAATTAATTGACAGTAATAATTTTGCAGCTATTCATGAAATAATGGATGAGATGGATGTAAAGTTAGAACAACGTCAAGCAAGACAAGATCAGTTACAGAAGTATATGACTGATATGGAAGCTAAGACAAAACAAGATCAATTAGATTTTCAATATTATGATGCAGATTTAAAGGCACTTACAGATACTCAAGTTGCTCTTATTCAACAAGGAATGAAAATCGCGGAGAATCTTTCTTCTTTAGAAGCTGATCCAAATGCTGATAAAGAAAAAATTGATATGACAAAAATAGAGTTAGAAAAAAATGCGATTGAAATGATGAAGAACGCAACTAAGTTAAGAGAAATTGCTTCAAAAGAACGTATGAATAAACTAGATAATGAAACAAAACTAAAGAATAAAACATCAGGGGAATAAGATATAGTGATATAGCATTTTCTCCATGATTGAAAAGTCTATTATATATAGACTTTTCGGATTTTAAATAATAAAATATAACCACTAATTTTAACACAAATGGCAGAAGGAATAGGAGATTTAGCAGCACTAGTAGCAAAAATGCCTGGTGCTGGAAATGCAGAACCAGTTAAGTCTAATGATGGTAATCTATCAGAAGCAGAAAAACTGGCTCTTGCAGAAAAAGAAATTGCAGACCGTAAGGCTAAAGAAGCAACGGCTGCGGCTGCTCCTTCAAAAGGTAGTGAAGGTCAAAATGAACCTGCAGAACCTACAGAAGAAGAAGTACAAGCTAAGTTAGATGAACTTAGTAAAAAAGAAGAAAAAGATATTACAGATGAAGAAAAGGAGTTTCTTCAAAAATATACTTCACCTGAATTAGATGAAATTACTAGTTTAAAAGCCGAATATGAACAAAATTATGGTATTAAACTAGAAGAGAAGTATGATAATAGTCCTGAAGGTTTAAAGAAGTTAACAAATGATTTAGTACCTAAGCTTGCAGAAATGATGTTTATGGAATCACTAAAAACGGTTCCTTATATGGAAGATTTCTATAAGCACATCGCTTCTCAAAAGAGTATTGAATCATTTTTAGCTAAGAACACAAAACCTGTATTTGAAACTATTGCATTAGAAGAAGTTGTTGAAACTGATACTGATGAAATAAAAGATAAGAAAAATGCAGCGTATAAATCTTTGATTGAACTTAATTTCAAGAATAAAGGAATTTCAGAAGCAGATACCGCAATATTTGTAGATTTATATAAAGCTAAAGGAGAATTATATAATAAAGCTAAAGAAGCAAAAACAGAACTAACTGCAAAACATAAGGAAGCTATTGATGCTCAATTAAAAGCAGAAGAAGCAAGAATTACAGCAGAACAAGAAGAAGTTGCTAAAATTGTTAATGAAGCTAAGTCTATCGTTAAAAAGAATGACTTTGGTGGATTAAGTATTCCTGCAACAGATATTCCAGCTTTTGAAAAAGCTTTATTTGAAACAGATCAAAAAGGATATAGTTTAGTAGAGTATAAACGTAATAAATTATCTTTAGCACAACGTTTATTTTTAGATTATATCGTTTTTAAAGACTTTAAAAATATTAGTAGCGCAACAAAGGCTCCTATAAAAACCTGGAGTTGGGCTAATAAAGAAAATAATAACAGAGGTGGTTCTAAAGTTTCAGGAACAAGTGGAGGGTCAAGAAACTCACAACCAGACTTTGATGTTAGTAAATTTGATTTCAGTAAATTAGTAACTAAATAAAAATAAACAATGGCAGCTTATAATCCTATTTTAGAGCTTTATCCTGCACAGTTTAACGATAAGGAATTTAGTTCAACAAATCACTTGAGCAAAGCATTGCTTACTCAAAGTGAGTGGTTGGCTCCTTTTGTTACTCATGCTTATGGTACAAGCGCAAACTATGGAAGTCGTAACTTTCCTTTATCTTTCGTAACTGAAGGTATGGGTAATGTTAATAAAATTTCCTCAACTGACTTATCTTATAAGATCGGTGTAATTGGTCGTCCTAAGAAAACTTCAACTGTAGCTATAGCAACTTATTCTGCTACTGATCGTCCTGGTCGTGGACATACTAAATTTAAAATAATTTTTGCAGATCGTTGGTTCCACAAATCATTGTCTGTATTCTCTCCTTCACGTTTAGAGTGTCGTATTCAAAGCGATCCTCGTCAAGTCAGTGGTGGATGGGAATATGAATTGGTTTTAATGAACCCTTCTGCTGATGCTTTTATTCCTGTCGCTGATTTACAGCCGGGTAAAGTGTGGGCACGTACTGTAGCTAAAGTTGGTAAAGAGCGTTCTCGTGGTGTAGAATCTCGTAGCCATACTCCGTTTGTAACTACTAACCAAATTGCTCTTACTCGTGATACTTACAAGTTAGCTGGTAATGTAAAAAATAAAGTAATGGTGTTAGAGATTAAGGCAGATGGTAAGCGATTTAAGTTCTGGACTCAATGGGAAATGTACTTACGTCAATTAGAGTTTAAAGAAAAATGTGAATCTGATCTGTGGTATTCTGAATATAACAAAGACACTAATGGTGTTACTCACGTTATTGACGAAGATTCAGGAGAAGTAGTTCCTTCAGGTGCAGGTATGCTTCAGCAAATTCCTAATCAAGACAGCTACTCTTTCTTAACTACTGGTAAGATTCAAAATCTTATTCGTGATATTTTCTTTAATGCTTCTGATTCAGATGTAGTAGATGTAGATATTTACTCTGGAACAGGTGGTATGGAAGAAGCAGATAGTGCTATGAAACTTGCTTCTGCTGCATTTACTTTAGTAGATACTAAGCAAGTGACAGGCGAAGGTAATTCAATGATGTTTGGCGCTTATTTTAATCAATATCGTCATATTGATGGACATAAGGTAACATTTAAAAAGCTCCCTTTAATGGATCGTGGTGTAATGGCAGATGTTTCTGACCCGCATCCGATTACAGGTCTTCCTTTGGAATCATATAATATGTATTGCATTGATAATTCAACTTATGAAGGTCAGCGTAATATTCAGTATGTATCTGAAGCTGGACGTGAAGAAGTAAATCGTGTTGTACCTGGTATGGCAGCACCGCCAGATGGTTATAATGAAACTTTGTTTGCTTCATCTGATATTGATGCTACTAGCGTTGAATGGATGAAAACACAAGGTGTTCAAGTTATGAAGCCGACTAACTGCTTTAAATTATTTAACGGAATTAGTTAATTTTTTAAACTAATAAAACCACTATATATATGTCTAATGAATTGCAGAAAGTAGAAAAGGTAGCCGGAGGACAGCAAGGAGCAATTCTTGCTGCTCCTACAGCTGCTGATATTATTATGGATGAACCAAATGAAAAAGAAAAAGAATATTTTCATTTTGGTAAACCAGTTAAAGTAGGAAGTAGAAAAGTAAATATTAAACTTGTTCCTAAGTTTTCTATTTTACCTTCTGAACCTGCTGCTAAATTTATCCGTGATGAAGTTACCAAGAAAATTGGTTCAACATGGAAAAGAGGAACTCGCGATATTCTTCGTGCTATTGAAGGTGTAGAAGAATCTTATTATCTACCTGATCTAATGGGTATTCGAGTAGATAGCGAACAATGGAATGGTAAGTCTAGAGAATTTTGGGCTAACTTTAATATTGAAATACCTAACGATGAGACAGGAATTATTTTAGAAATTGGTTTTAAAGAAGTTGAACCTTTTGAATTTAAAGGCAAGCTAACTAATACAAAACCAATTAATATTGATGATTATTTAAAATATAATCATGCTTTACAACATAAAGATGTTGCAAGTTCACCAGAACAGCTAGATAATATGTTTATCTATACATTTCAAATGATAGATGAAGGTATTGAAGCTGAGAAAAAAGAACAAGCATTTACTATTCGTTCTAGAGCAAATAAGTTGTTTAATAGACTTATTGATTCAAAAGATAGTAAAGATCAAAATAAAATAGATTGGATTCTTGAAACAGTTGGTGGTAAAGAAGGAAAAGGAATTAATATTGAAGGTTTAACTTCTACTCAAAAACAAATGGAGTTAGAAGCTACAAAAGATTTAAGTCCTTCTCGATTTATTGAAATTGTAGAAGATGTTCATTTAGAAACTAAAGCACTTATTCGTAAGGCAGTGTCTTATGGACAACTAATTCAAGATGGTAATAGTTATTTCTTGGATAATAAAGTTATAGGTAGTACTTTACAACAAGCAATAGGCTATTTAACTAATCCAGCTAATCAAAAAGATAAGTTTTTAGTTATTGAACGATTAAAAGCAATAAGAGGTAATGGCTAATTTACTGACAATTCAAGATATGCATAGGCTTATAGAGCAAGAAGTCCAGAAAATGGGCTTCTTTGCCTATGATGATCTTGAATCAGAGGAAATAGATTTGCAGATTAATAACCAAATTTACGAATTTATTGAAGCCGTTGTTGCTGTTTATAAAGGACAAAAACCAAAAGTTGGTGTTGCTGAAGGTTTTCAAGCAGATCAAGTTAGTCTTGACAGTTTAAGAACTATTCATGTAAGAGAAGAAAATAGACCTTTAACCGTTGTTAGTGGAGAAGGTCAAAAATTTGATCTTCCTGCAACTTATTTACATCATATAAAAACAAAACTTACTGTAACTTATCAATGTATTGAAAATGGACAAAATGTAACAAAAACTGTTACACCAAAACCAGCTTTAAGAATTGGCAATACTCAAGATATAGATACAATGAAAAGAAGTTCTTTTTATAAATCTATGAAAGAGTCTCCGTTAGGAGAAATAGTAGGTGATAGTGTTTATATATATGAAAACGGATTTACAGTTACTGGAGCAAGTCTAGATTATATAAAAAGACCTGTAAAAGTTTTATATAATAAAGATATAAATGGAGCATTTACTCCTACTGGTTCTTTTAACTGTGATTTACCTGATTCAGTACATTACACTATAGTTAAAATGACTGCAATTAAGATAGCAAAGATTATAGAAACTCCACAACAAAAAATAGTAAATTTGGAAAATTAAATAAATAAACAATGCACGCAAGAAAAGTTTTAGTATCGAATTTAGACGTAAACTATGCTGCCTCAAAGTCGAGTGCAACACAGAATACAGCACTTAATCCCGCAGATTTAGCCGCTGCTTCTATTGGTATATATGGTATTCACGAAGCTGGCTCTACTAACTTAAATAAGCTTGTGCTTATTACAGATGGTGGCTCTGAAGTTGCTGGTGCTAAATATATTGCCCCTGTACGTGGTGAATATCGAGTAGGTTTTAACGGTACTGCTGGTAGTTCTTTAAATTTACCTGCAAGTATTGCTCGCGGTGATAACTTTACCATTAACTTAATTAATCAGGCAGACCGTGTTACAGGTCAACGTCAACCTTATCAAAAAACACAGCTTTCTATTCAGGCTAGAACTGTTAATGAAAGTGCCTATTCTTTGCTAAGTCGTTGGGTTGCAGCTGTTAACTTACGTACCGATGATATTTTTATTGCTAAGAATAGTATTAAAATTCGCCATAATGGTACAGGTGCAGCATTTGCAATGTCTGCTACTGTTTCTGCTGTTCATGGTGCAACTTCGCTTACAACTTCTGCTGCTCACGGTGTAACTGCTGGTGATTTAGTAAGTTTAGACGGTGATTTATATGTATCTGTAGCTGGTACTACTGGTACTACTTTAGTTTTAGATCGTCCTTTTCAAGGACCAACTGGAACTATTGCTAATGCTAACACATTAGATATTACTGGTGCTCCTACTCAGTGGGGTCTTGCTTTTCTGGACGGTCGTGATTTATTAAACGTAAAACTAGCAGTTCAAGATACTCTTGGACGTAATACTACTATTACGTATCAAATTCCTGCAACTGTAGGTTCTGGTGGAAGTAAAGCACAAGTAGTTGATCTTGAAAAAGAAGCTCTTGGTAAAAAAGGTAGTGAAGATCAAATTACTCGCTATATGCCTTTGGATACTGTATATTCTCAGGTAGGTGCTCCTGTGGGTTATGATTTATACTTCCTTGAAGTAAAAAATGCAAATCAAGCAGGTGGAGATCAAGGATCAGTATTTGATTTAAAGAGTGTATTAATCGTTGCTTTCCCGGAAGGTATTGCAGATACTGCAAACAAAAATCAATCTGATTTTGAAGACATAATGCAGACCTCTGCTTTATTTGGTTCGTTATTCCCTTCTATTTCTGCATAGTAGTGGGAGTTTTAGTGGTTAATAGGGGGGTCGTGTACCCCCCTTATTTTTGACTTAATTAAACAATAACTATATGCCTTTAGTATGGAAGCATGAATTAGTAAAAACTAACGATTGTAATGTTTTTACTATTAGAAATACGACAGTTTACGGTGCCCCTAATCAAGATAGAAATCAAGCAGCAGAAGTACTTATTGTTGCTCATGTAACAGAAAAAGGTGTTGAAGAGTTTTTAACATTAGATAGTACACCTTATTTAACAAAAACAGAATATTCTGTAACTAATTCAGTAGATGGACACTATCGTATTGAATTTTTACGTTTTCAATTATGGAGTGGTACTACTAGTTATGTGAAAGAAGTACGTGACGGTAATAATATTATTACAACTTACGCCAGTGTAGTTTATAACCCTACTACTGGTAAATTTTATAAAGCTATTGATCCTTCTTTAAATATTCAACCTGGTGTTACTGTAGGATGGCAAACAGATTGGGTAGAAATTACAAACTTTACAGATATAGAACTTCGAGCAAATACTAATTTAGAAGTAGGTGCATTTGATACTATTCATGATTGTAGAAGTACAGTTTGTACTAAGAATGAATTATATAAAGTAGCTTGTGTAGACCCTAATTGCAACGAATTAAAGAATTATCTACCTTACCTGAAACGAGCAGTTTTGTTAGCAGGTGCTAGAGCAAAGAATGATGATGCTCAACCTGAAAAAGCAGAAACTATAATTAGAACATTGTCTGATCTCTGTTCATGTTAGATAGAAATATAAACAGTATTATATATCAAAGCTATTTAAAATTAGGCGATTTAGCTTATGAAATAGCTACTAACGCTAAACTAGGTTTAGACGATACTGCAAAGCAAAAAAGTCTTTACAATAAAGCAATAGCAATTTATCTTTACTTAGATGAAATTGCCAACCATACAGAAGTAGTTAATAATCAGGTCTACCGGATTATTAACATTTCTGTATTAGAAATGAACAAGTTATTATCTTGTTTAAAAGAGATAAGTCAAATTTATGACTATCCTGTTGCTCCTTTTCTTCCAAGTAGAAATATATCTCAAATAACAGTAGGTGCTGGTTCTCCTGGACCTCCAGGTATTAATGGTATTAGTGCTTACACTGTCGTAGCTTTTGCATCAGATACTAGTGGTACTGGTTTATCTTTAACTCCTAGTCCTAGTTTACCTTTTGTAGCTTTTGTTACATCAACTTCTCTCATACCCATTATTCCTGCAACATTTACAGGTAGATGGGTTAATTATTTTGGATTAAATGGTACCAATGGTACTAATGGTGCTGCTGGTCAATCTGTATATCCGTATGTAAGATATGCTACAGATAATATAGGAACTGATTTTTCAGCTACTCCTACTCCTACAAGAAAATATATATCATTTTTATTTAGTACTACTGATCTTGGACCAACTCCAGGTGTTGGTAATTTTACAACTTGGACTAAATATATTGGTGATGATGGTGCTGATGGTGCTGATGGTACTGATGGAAGAACACTTCATTATGGAGCAGGCGGTCCTAGTAACTTACTAGGTAATGATGGTGATGCATATATAGACACCACAAATTGGATTATTTATGCTCCTAAAGCTAATGGTTTATGGCCAGCTGGTGTTTCAATAATTGGTCCTACTGGAACAGATGGCTCTGATGGAATCAATGGATTAGATGGAGTATCTTATACTCCTTATATAGCTTGGGCAGATGATTTAAATGGTAATGGTTTTACACAGACTTTTAATCAGAATAAAGACTATATTGCAATATTAGTAGATGTTGCAGGATTAACACAAGTTCAAGCAGATTTTAATGGTCTTTGGAAGAAATATGGTGGTGATGGAGATAGATGGGCGACAACTTCTGTAACTTCTGTAACTATTGGAACAGGTATTAAGAACTTTGTTATAGGGTTAAATTTATCATATTCAACTGGACAACGTGTAGTTGCTGCTAGAGATAATGATGAAGATAACAGAATGGAAGGTTATGTTAGAAGCTACGATCCTGTTACTGGTCAATTAGTTATAGACGTAGATACTATTGTTGGTTCAGGAACATATAACGTATGGGATGTAAATCTTTTTGGCGTTCCTGTTCAAATTATTACTACAGATTCATATTTTGGAGAAATGTATGTTCAAGACAATACTGTTGGTACACCACAATCTATTTCAACAACTTATGTTAAAGTTAATCAATTTGCAAACGATGGTCCAGTTAGTCCAGGAGTTATTGTTAGTAATGCTAATGACAATATTCAAATAACAGTTCGTGGTGCTTATAGATTAATTGCAGATTTATCATTATCTGCTGGAACAGCGGGTACAGAGTTAGTAGCACAAATGTTTAAAAATGGATCAGCTATTGCAGGTACGCAATCTCGTGTAATTTTTGAAAATACTACTGATATTGAGCACATTGCAGTAGATACTGTTCAAGACTTAAATGCAAATGATACAATAGATGTACGAATTAAAGTAGTATCAGGAACAGTAAACATTCTTTTAGAAGAAGGACGATTATCTTTACATAGTACTGGTAGTCCATCTTCTCCTGATTTTACTACTTTTGAAAACTTAGACGTTGATTCTGTCGAAGAAGATGTAGATACATTTAATGCTTCTTTAGCTTATGGGGTTGAATGGGACATAGTTATTAGAAAAGGTACAAATAGAAAGAAAGCTAAAGTAGGAGCAACATGGGAAGGAACTAATGTTAGTTGGGATGAGTTTAACGTTGTTGCTTTAGGAACTGTAGATGTAGTTCTTAATGTAGATATTAGTGGAGGGAATGTAAGATTAAGAGCATCTTCTCCAACAAACGATTGGATTGTATCAGGTAATAGAACACTAATTAAGTAATATGCCTAAAGGTACTGGTATAAATAATGACGTATATATTGTTGGTTCATTAGAATTACAGGACGAGTTATTTTTAGGATTTACAACACAATCAGGAGCAAGCCGACAAATTACTGCACAAGGGTCTGCAACTGATGTGCATATAGAACTTTTACCAAAAGGTGATGGAGTTATCAGAACACGTACCGGATATGCTGCAGATATATTAGATGATCGAGATATAATTAATCTTGAATATTTTAAGACTAGGCTAGGAACACTCGCCACTTCCTCTCTTTTACAAGCCCCTACAGCTACTGAAGATACTTATGGTATAGTATACGATCATGCTAACACTAGATTTACTTTAGCACCTACAGGTGCTTCTTTAACTTTTGATAATGGTTTGACTAAATCTGGTAGTAATGTAAGATTAGGTGGTGCTTTATTGGTAGATACTACTATTACAGGTGCTTTCGATATTAATCTTGGTACTATTGGTAGTAAACTAAATAATTTTAATGTTCATACTTCGCAAGGAGTAGATATACGAGGCTTAGTTCATGGTCGAGTTAGAATTGATGGAACTAACGGACAAACATGGATTTATGGTGGTTCTGTAGATAGTTATTTACTTGTTAATGATGATGGTGCTATAATTGTAGCAGATCTTCAAGCAGGTGCTGCTCAAAGAGGTATTAGAGGTTCTGCGAATTATTCTGCTAATTATCAAGCTAATGATTACATTCAAAAGTTATATGCAGATTCTAAGATTGTTTCAAGAAATATATCTGCTTCATTAGCCAGTCCTGGAGCTGGTCAAAATGGTTATGCTATTACTTGGGATCATGCAAATAGCCGTTTTACATTAAGTTTAGCTGGAGGTGGTGGAGGTGGTGTAGGTTTACCTATTAATGACAATCAAGTTTTAATCCAGAATCTTGCAGATAATACTAAGCAATTTAGATTTGATGCTGGTAGTATATCTACATCAACTATACGTGTTTATACTGTACCTAATACAAACGGAACTTTAGCTTTAATATCTAATATAACTGCTGCTCAAGCAGGTGCGTGGAGCCTTGCCTCTGGTGGAACTCTGATAGATAATAACACCATAACAATGGGTTCCCACACAATTACATTTACTGGTAATCGTGTTACATTTACACCCAATGCAACAACAGCTGGATTAAACGTTGGCTCTTTCTCAACTTCTCCGTCATCCTTAGCTCTTGGTGATATTTGGTATAATTCGAGTGTGGACAATTTTCAAGGCCGAGTAGCAACAGGCACAAGATTATTAACTGTTTCTATTGGAATTGTAGACACAAGGATTCCGTTTGGATTGGGCACAATAAATGAGTTAACTACTTCAGCAAATTTTACCTACAACGGAACAACCCTTCTGGTAGGTGGCACTAGTCCGACAGCATCTACAACTTTGGACGTTAGAGGAATAGGCACTACGTCAAGTACATTTGGTTTGCGAGTGGCTAATAGCGCCAACGTAACACGATTAACACTAAACGATGAAGGTACATTGAATTTAACAACAACGGTTACAACGCATACATGGATTGGAACTTCCTATCAAGGCTGGTCGTCACTTGTTGGCGCAGGAGGTGGAGCAAATATTCAAGTAGGTCAAATAATTTCTATTGCGGGGGGAACAAATCCATTTCGCTTTGATCTTTCATCAATACCTACTGGTGGTGCTGCGATGGAGATACGGGAGACGACTTCTGACACAAATATAGGTGGAGCCAACTCAGGTGCATTTATCCTCACTAAAGGAGGATTTACAAGAAATTCCGGTACGAATACCCATACGCATTTGCAGCTGAATCCAACCTATAATACTACAGCAAGCTACAGCGGGACAATCAACGGCATTGACTATAACCCAACACTGACGTCTCTTACAGGCGCAACTCACATCGCATGGCGAAATACTTCAGGCTCTATGTTGATCGGAGGCACTTCGCTAACCAATGCCAATACCATTCTCGACATCCAATCCACCACACAGGGTTTCGCTTTGCCGCGAATGACAGATACCCAACGTAATGCTATTGGAAGTCCTTATAGTGGTTTACAAATACATTCAACAACAAGTAATAGACCTAACTGGCATAACGGTACAGTATGGCAGGAGACTGCGAGCAGAAGTGATTTGAATGGGTGGTTGACGGGTAGTCTTAATTCTAACACGTCTATCGACTATAGTGGCTACGAAATTACTTTTAATGCGGGGGATGGTTTGGGAGGAGGAGGAAGGTTCCGAGTGTTTAACCAGGAAGCGGTTGAAGAAGTTTTTTTTGGAGAAGCCGGTAACGTTGGACAGGGAGGGTTAAAATATGGAAATGATTATTCAGCTAACTACACCGACAGAAGTTTAGTCGATAGAGGTTACGTTCTTAGTGCCAAAACGTTTACTGGCCGCCAAACTTTTGCAACAGGTAATAATGGCTCTCTTGTAGTAGGCACTAACACAGTAGATGATTCAAGTCCGGTTAATGGGTTGATTATGTATAACACCACATCTAACACATTCAGGTTTAGACAGAATGGTGCTTGGGTTGGGTTAGGTGCAGGTGGTGGAATAACCAACAGTGCAGTAAGTAACGAACTAATGGTAAGTAATGGCACTAAAGCCATTGGTAGAAAATTATTTAGGGATGAGAATGGAGATATTACTTTAGGAGATAAT